AAGAGATGCTAACGCAATCGCACAAAGAACTCGTCGTGGAAAGGGTAACATGATCCTTTGCTCTGCTGACGTTGCTTCTGCATTGACAATGGCTGGTGTACTTGACTACACTCCTGCTCTTAATGCTAACCTACAAGTTGATGACACAGGCAATACATTTGCTGGTGTACTTCAAGGTAAGTATAGAGTATACATCGACCCATATTCTGCTAACACTCCAACAGCAGGTTCTGGAAGTGGTAATCAGTATTACGTTGTTGGTTATAAGGGTTCTTCACCTTATGACGCAGGACTGTTCTACTGCCCATACGTTCCTCTACAGATGGTTCGTGCAGTTGGGGAGAACACCTTCCAGCCAAAAATCGGCTTTAAGACAAGGTATGGTATCGTTGCAAACCCATTTGCTGAAGGTACTGATGCAGGTCTTGGTAGACTTAAGGTTAACTCCAACCGTTACTACAGACGTGTTACTGTTGCAAACCTCATGTAAGAAGAAAGGATATAATTCCTTTAATCAAAGAGACTCCTTTAAGGGGTCTCTTTTTTTGTCTAAATAACTAAAATACTCATCATCTGTTTCTGCAAAATGAAATTTTTTAAACAGTTTTCTGAAGAGTCTGAAGGACCACCACCAAATAGGGCAGAAATTGCAAAAAGAAGATTTGCTGACAATAAATCTAGATTTACTGATATTAGAAAAAAACAATTAGATAACCAAAAATCTAAAAATGCTGAACGTTCAGCAAATAATTCTGATAAGGCAAGTACAAGTAAATTTAATACACAAACTACAAAATTAAATACTATTGGTACTAAAAAACCAGAAGATAACAAGAAACCCAGAAAACCATTATTAGGAATTAGAAAGGAGACTGAATAAATGCCATATCATATAAAAAGAACTAGTGTATTAACAGGTGTTACTGTTTATTTTAAAGAAGATAATAGATGGACTGATAATTATGCAGATAGAAAATCATTTGCTAATAAATCAGATGCTGATGCATTGGTAGCACCAACAACAAGAAGAATTGGTAATAGAGATGTTGCTAATGCAAACGGTGCATTTAAAAATAGTACTGTAATTGAGGAGTAATGGCAAGAGCATTTGCAAATCAGATAGAAAATAGAAATTTTTTATCTCCTGTTGGATTTAAATTTACATTATCAAAAGAACCTAAAGTAAGTTTTTTTTCTAATTCTACTAGAATTCCAGAAATTAATTTAGGTACTGCATTGCAACCAAGTTACTTAAAGGATATTGATACTCCAGGTGATAAGTTACAGTATGGTGATTTTACCTTAAGATTTTTGGTTGATGAAAATCTTGAAAATTATATGAAAATTCATAATTGGTTAACTGCATTAGGATATCCAGAAACAACAGAACAGTATAAAAAAGGAATTCTGGATGAAGATGGTATAAGCGATCCCAATGAAGTTTTTAGTGATGGTAGTTTACATATACTAAACAGTAATTATAGAGATATTGCTATTGTAAAATTTTCAGAATTATTTCCAGTAAACTTAACTTCTTTAGAGTTTGAAGCTGATGCTACGGATATACAGTACTTTACAGCAGAGGCAACTTTCAAGTATACTGTGTATAATATAGTTGAACCTGACGGACGTACACCTTTATGAATCTTGACAAAATTCAGGAGATGTGGCAGAATGACTCTACCATTGATCCTGATAACCTACATGATGAATCACTAAAAATTCCTCAATTACATTCCAAGTATTATACTGTCTATAATACGATTACTCTTTTGCGTGAAAAAGCAAGAACCCAATACAATCAAGTTAGATTGGAAAGGTATAACTACTATACAGGAAAGGCAGATCCAGATGTATATGCTGAAGAACCATTTCCGTATAAGGTTAGGGAAAAGGACGCAATACAGAGGCATCTGGAAGCAGATGAGAGATTAACTACAATAGATTTGAAGATAAGATATTACGATACTACATTAAAATTTTTAGAAGAAATTATAAAAATTATTTCAAATAGAACTTACCAAATTAAAAATGCTATTGAATGGCATAAATTCCAGACAGGATTTAACTAATGACTGAACCTAAATTATCAAATTTATTTACCATACCACTTGTACAATTAAAAATAGAAGAAGATACTGACGAGTTAAAAAATTGTACAGATATTATAATGAGTCATGACCAAGATGGAGAAGGATCTGACAATAAGGAATATAGGGTATTAGAAAATTACCCAAAAATAAAAAAGTTATTTCTAGAAATTTTTGAAGAATATGCAAATGTAGCTTTAGGTTATCAAAATAGATTTGAAATTACAACTTCTTGGATAACAAAAACCACTAAAGAAGTATCTTCAGCATATCACAATCATAAAAATTGTGCTTTTTCTGCAGTTTATTATTTTGATCAATATGATGACGAATCTGCCAAGATTGATTTTTTAAATCCATTAGCAGATTTATCCTCATATATGCTCAATGTAAAAGATTTAAATCCAGTAACTGCAAATTACGTTTCAATAGAACCATCTGAAAAATGTTTAACAATTTTTCCTAGTTACCTTAAGCATAGGATTGGTGTTCATAAAAGTGATAAACCTAGATATTCTTTGGCATTTAATATAGTACCCATAGGAAACTATGGTGGTGGAGATTCAATACATAAAGCATCTTGGATTACATGAATAAATATTTCCAAATGAACATTATATCATGTCACATTTGGTTATATCAAAGAAGAGTGAGGTACATCTTCACGTAGAAGCAGAAATACATGTTTATTATGAATTAGCAGACCAGTTTACTTTTGAAGTACCTGGTGCTAAATTTTCTCCAGCTTATCGTAATAAATATTGGGATGGAAAAATAAGATTATTTAATATACAGAATGGGCAAATATATGTAGGATTGTTAGATAAAATTATACAATTTTGTAAAGATCACAAATACACCTATGAATTTACGGAAAGTAAATTCTATGGATTACCCTTTGAAGTTAATGAAGGTATATCAAAAGAAGGTGTTAAAGATTATATGAATGCTATCTCTAGACACAAACCTAGAGATTATCAAGTAGAGGGAGTATACGACGCTCTAAGACATAATAGAAAGCTGTTGATATCCCCAACTGCATCGGGAAAGTCTCTGATGATCTATTCGATTGTTCGATATTTTGTTGAGAAACGGAAAAATACTCTGATAGTTGTTCCGACGACTTCGCTAGTAGAGCAGATGTATAAAGATTTTGCAGACTATGGCTGGGACGTAGGTTCATATTGCCACAAGATATACGCTGGTAAAGAAAGAGAGACTGACTCTCAAGTCATTATCACTACCTGGCAATCAATCTACAAACTCCCCCGAAAATATTTTAAAAGATTTAATGCTGTTATTGGGGATGAGGCTCACCAGTTTAAATCAAAGTCATTAATATCTATAATGACAAAACTTGACGATGCTAAATTTAGGTTTGGATTTACTGGTACATTGGATGGTACACAGACTCATAAATGGGTACTGGAGGGACTTTTTGGACCTTCATATAAAATTATTAAGACAGATGAACTTATGAAAAAAGGTCATCTTGCTAAACTGGATATTAATGTGCTTCTATTGAAACACCCACCAAATAAATTTGAAACCTTTGAAGACGAAGTTCAGTATATAATCGGACATAATCGTAGAAATAACTTTATTAAAAATCTTGCTTTAGATTTGAAAGGTAATACATTAATATTATTTGCTAGGGTAGAAGGTCATGGAGAACCATTGTATGAATTAATAAATAAAAGTAAAGTTGATAATCGTCATGTCTTTTTTGTTCATGGTGGAGTGGATACCGAAGACCGAGAGAAGGTTCGAGAAATCACTGAAAAAGAGAATAATGCTATTATCGTGGCCTCTTACGGAACCTTTTCTACCGGGATTAATATCAAAAATCTACACAACGTAATTTTTGCTTCTCCATCTAAATCTAGAATAAGAAATCTTCAATCAATAGGAAGAGTATTGCGAAAAGGTAATCAAAAAACCAGAGCTACTCTATATGATATTGCTGATGATATTAGTTACAAATCAAGGAGGAATTATACTCTGAACCATTTAATAGAAAGAATTAAAGTTTATAATGAAGAAAACTTTGATTATGATATAGTCAATATACCCCTTAAGAAATAATGGGAGAAGAATTTCACGCAATAATAAAACTGGTATCTGGAGAAGAACTTTTTTGTCTTCTATCAGTAGATGATAATGATGAAGAAAATCCTATATTAATATTACAAAATCCAATTGTAGTAAGTTTAAGTAACAATCAAGCAGGAAGTTATGTTAAAGTTAAATCTTGGATGGAATTATCTGATGAAGATATTTTTCTTATAAGATTAGATAAAGTAATAACAGTCACAGAAAGTAAAGATCAAAAATTAATAGAAATTTATGAACATTATATTTCTGATGATAAGAATGGTATAAATTCTTATAAAGCTGATGGATCAGTAAGACCCAATTCTAAAATGGGATATGTTACTTCAGTAAAAGATGCTCGTAGAAAGTTAGAACATCTCTTTAAATTAAAACATAAAGAAAGCTAATTTATCCCTTCCAACCCTCACAAAGGTTATTGTACACATATTTGGGTGTCTTGTCAAGTTTGAAAAATATGTTATAATATAACTATGTTGTAAATCTAACATGCCAAAAAGAAAGACGGAACATTATGTTAATAATAAAGAATTATTAGAAGCAATAATAGTTTACAGAGCAAAGGTTTTAAAAGCAAAAGCCAAGTATATTAAAAAATACAAGGAAGATCCACCCAAAGGTCCTTGGGAAGGTAAACCATTGATACCAAATTATCTTGGATCATGCTTTTTAAAGATTGCTACTCACTTATCATATAAACCAAACTTTGTAAATTATATGTTTAGGGAAGATATGATTTCTGATGGTATTGAAAATTGCGTACAGTATATTCATAACTTTGATCCAGAGAAGTCTAGGAATCCATTTGCATATTTTACACAAGTAATACATTATGCATTTCTTCGTAGAATACAAAAAGAGAAAAAACAATTAGATATTAAAACAAAGATTATTGAAAGGACTGGATTTGATGAAGTTATGAAGGTTGATGATAATTCGTTATCAGGAGATAGTTCAGAATATAATACTATTAAAGATAATATTCAGTATCGTAATAATAATAGATGAAAATTGCTATTATAACAGATACCCATTATGGTGCTAGAAAGGGATCAAAGCATCTTCATGATTACTTTGAACTCTTTTATCGTAATGTCTTCTTTCCGTCTTTAGAAGAGCATCAGATAGACACTGTTATTCATATGGGTGATATATTTGATAGTCGTAAGGCAATAGATCTCCAAAGTCTTGAGTGGTCAAAGAAAGTTGTATTTGAACCTCTTAAAAAATATAAAGTTCATGCTCTTATTGGTAATCATGATTGTTATTACAAAAATACTAATTATGTAAATTCTCCAGAACTTTTATTAAAGGATTATAAGAATATTCAAACTTATTCAAAAGCAACAGAAATTACTATAGATAAGTTAAAGATTCTTTTATTACCTTGGATTAATTCTGAAAATTATGATAAGACTCAAAAATTAATCAAAAATACCAAGGCTAAGATTGCTATGGGTCATCTTGAAGTAAATGGATTCAAGGCTACTCGTGGGCATATGATGGAAACGGGTATGGATGTAAAGACCTTTAATAAATTTGAGAAAGTTTATTCAGGTCATTTCCATACTCGTTCTGATGATGGTCAAATATTTTATTTGGGTAATCCATATGAGATGTTCTGGAATGATGTAAATGATCCGAGAGGATTTCATCTCTTTGATACAGATACTTTAGAACATACTCCAATTAACAATCCTTATAAATTATTTTATAATGTATATTATGAAGATACCAATTATAAGTTGTTTAATACAACTGAATATAAAAATAAAATTGTAAAAATTATCGTTAGAAAAAAATCTAATTTAAAAGATTTTGAAAAGTTTCTAGATAAACTTTATAGTGCAGGAGTACATGAACTTAAGATTATTGAAAATTTTGATCTTCAAGAAAATGAAGATTTTAAAATTGAAGAAGAGGAGAGTACTATTTCTATTTTGAATCGATATATTGATGAATCAGATACTGATTATGATAAAAACATCATCAAAGGTATCTTTCAAGATCTTTATAGACAATCCTGTGAAGTAGAGTAATGTACTTACTGACAATGAAAAATAAACGAGAAGAAGGTGCCTATGCTGTGGATGATCAGTATGGGCACCAAGTTTTATTTTTATTTGAAGAAGAGGATGATGCCGAAAGGTATGCTATGATGTTGGAAGATCAAGAAGATAAGATGATGGATGTGATAGAGGTTGATGACGCACTTGCTATAAAAACATGTAGAATGCATAATTACAAATATGCAGTAATTACATCTGATGATTTCGTAATTCCCCCAAAAAATGATAACATTTCAAAAAATTAAATGGAAAAATTTTCTATCCACAGGTAATCAATGGACTGAAGTAGATTTTTTAAAACATAATACAAATTTAATTGTTGGTACGAATGGTTCTGGAAAGTCAACCATGTTGGATGCTCTTACCTTTGCTTTGTTTAATAAACCATTTCGTAAAATTAATAAAGGACAATTAATTAATACTGTTAATGAAAAAGATTGTTTAGTTGAAATAGAATTTAATATTAATAATAGAAATTATATTATAAGAAGGGGTATAAAACCTAATATATTTGATATTGAAGTCGATGGTAATTTGTTGCATAAAGAAGCAGATGATAGATCAAACCAAAAAATATTAGAAGAAACTATATTAAAGGTAAATTATAAATCATTTACTCAAATTGTTATATTAGGTAGTAGTACATTTGTCCCATTTATGCAGTTAAGTGGTTCAAATAGAAGAGAAGTTATTGAAGATCTTTTAGATATTCGTATTTTCTCTGCTATGAATAGTATAGTTAAAGAAACTTTAAGGGAAAAGAGAACACAAATAAAATCATTAGAACTTAAGAAAGAGAATATTGATGATAAAATGTCTATGCAAAAGAATTTTATTAAGGAATTAGAAGAGCAAGGTAAAACTAATATTGAAAATAATAAACAAAAGATTAAAACATTGAGTATTGAAAATGATACTCACATAGAAAAAAATGAACTTGTTGAAGTAGACATATCAGATTTACTTAAGGAGCAAGAAGTTGTTGCTGGTGCTGGTGAAAAGTTAGTGAAACTTAATAATCTTAAAGGTAAAATCACCCAGAAGGTATCTACTATTACCAAAGAGCATAAGTTTTTCACAGAACATACGGTATGTCCTACCTGCACACAATCTATAGAAGAATCATTTAGGTTAAATAAAATTGATGATGTTCAGGATAAAGCAAAAGAATTGCAATCTGGTTACAAAGAACTAGAAATAACAATTCAAAATGAGCAAGAAAGGCAACATCAGTTTACTCAATTATCAAAGGAGATTACTAAACTCAACCATGACATTTCTCAAAACAATACTCGGATTAGTCTCAATCAACGACAGATCAGAGATCTTGAAGATGAAGTTCAAACAATTACCGAACGATTTGAAAATAGAAATACTGAACATGAGAAATTAGAAGAGTTTAAACAAGGTCTCAAACAAACATCAAAAGATTTATTTGCAAAAAAAGAAGAAATTACTTATTATGATTTTGCTTATTCTCTTCTAAAGGATGATGGTGTAAAGACGAAAATAATTAAGAAGTATCTACCATTCATTAATCAACAGGTAAATCGTTACCTTCAGTTGATGGATTTCTATATCAATTTTACATTGGATGAAGAGTTTAATGAAACGGTAAAGTCACCTATTCATGAAGACTTCTCATATTCATCATTC